CCGTTTCGTAATAAATGCCTTGCTCCATATCGGGCAATTCCTTTACCCTACCGCGAACAGCGGCGACAACCTCCAAAAGGTCATCTGCCGATGTCATTTTTTTAATTGCTTCCATTAGTTCCATAATTCTCCTTTTGCGCGCGTTTTTATATTTCGCCAAAAACCCTTTTTGCGCCTCTACGACTGCCTAACAGTCCACCCACGCGAGTTTGATTGGTTATTTCCATTAAAAAAGGACGATTTCTCGTCCTAAATGATTTTTGTTCTATCGGGGTAGTAAGCCCTTTCACTTTTTCGGCTAAAAGCTATATATCTCTCGTTTAACTCCGTCGCCTTCTTTTTTGCGGCTAGATAGGCTTGTCTATCTATATCTTTATTTGCTATTACCTTTTCTCTTTGCTCTCGTATTCGTCGCTCGTATTCTCTTTGTTTCAATGTAATGGCATATTCTTTTTTTTGCTGTGAAGCGGTTACTTTTGGATAACTCATTCCTTCGTTGTATTCGCTTAATTTATGCCTACACCCAAAGCCCAAAAGACCGTTTTTGTAAGTCTTTCCCGCCCTTGTGGTATAGTAAATATCCGTTGCTTTTTCCAAAGGAATGTATTTTCTACCCTCCGCAGTTGTCCCGCTTGTCCCATTAAGAGAATAAATCCGTCCTTGCCACTCAAAGCACCTTTTTGAACAGTCAGCGTGTGAGGAGCAGATAACAAGGTTTGTTTTGCCTTTCAACTCATCAACTTGTTTTATATGGTAGTCTTCTCTTTCCGCCATTTCCGCTTTGGCTCTTAGAGTTAAGTTTGTATCCCTGTCTATTGCCTCTTCCCGCGCAAACTTTTGCATAACTTCCTTTACGCGTTTCATATAGTCTTTGTGATATATGTCTTCGGGCAGTCCAAAGTAATTTACAGGCTCTTTTTTTACTTTCAAGGGGTCGCCACCTGAGGTCTTTAATTGCCCCACAAATGCGAGTAAAGCTGGACTAAGAAGAATGGGCTTTATTATTAAACTCAACCGTCTAACATAACTTATAAGTTCTCTTTCCGCGTCTTTCTTCAACTCTAAGGGAAAGTCTTTGACTGTTTCCTGTATAATCTTTTCAATCTGCCCCTTTTTTATCTTTCCGTAAAAGCTGGAAATGATTATTTGCTTTATTTCCGTTTCAGCTTCTTGTATCTTACTCGCCCAATTTATCAATCTCGGTATCATTTACTTCACCAAAAAAGCCCTCATCAATAGGGGCTTCGTTTGCTTCATCATTTTTTATGCTGTCGTATTCAATTTGGATTTGTTCATCATCATCGTCAAAATTAAACATTTCAACTGCTTTCTTTTGCGATACAAAGCCTCCTGCCCGTGCTGTGCTTAATATTTCGCTAAGCAATGCCCTGTTTGTAAGTTCGGCGTGCGACCAGCGTATAACGACTTCGTCCTTTTCGCCTAAATGTCTTGTAACGGTTTTAAGCAGTCTATTTACGGGTTTTTCAATAAGCCCCCGCTTGAAGTTAACATAGCCCAGCGTTTCGTTTTCTTCGGTGCTTATCTCCCGCGCGGTTTTGTTGCCCGTGGTATCATTAAGGAAAGACGCTATCGTGCTTATGTTCAGCCCTGTGTTAATCGCTATGTTTTCCACTAGACTGTCCCTTACCGCCCGCCACTCTTCGGCGCGCAAATCAAACTGTATAGGTAGCGGTGTTTGTTTGTCGGGGTCAATCATATCAACCCGCGTATAAAGATAGCTGTCAAGTCCGCTGTTCATATTCCCTTGACTATCCGCTCTTGTCATTCCTTTTGGAACAAGAACTCGCGCCCTGCCCGTATACATATCGGTGCAAAATGCCGAAAAATAGTAATCATAAGCTTCAAGGTAACTAATAAGCCTTGACAATAAACTTTCTCCGAAAGGCAACTCGGGCAAGTTAGATATTCCGTCCGACCATAAAATAAGTTCCGCGCCTAAGTCGGCAAAAGGCAAAGGTATAGGTTTATCAAACGCAACTGCGGAATAACTTTTATTGATTGAGTTTTTTATATCTTTGGGCAAATCTTCCCATAAAACCCTTTCTTGGCTGCTTGATATATAATTCCCCGTCGTAATTGTTCCGCTTAATCTTTTAACCTCGTATTCCACAAGTGCCGCATTTGATACTTCTTCCCCATTAAGCCTTGTATATGTTCCATAATAACGGTGTTCTACTATGTAATATACTTGGTCTTGTTGTTTGTCTTTTGCTCCCAGTTTCGTGTAAGTTTGTATAAAGCATTTTAAGTCCGTAATTTTTCCCCTAAAATCGGTTGTGGGTAAAAAACTGTCAAATCTCAACGCTTCCGCCCAAAGCTTAAAATCTCCGTCTTGGTTAAGTTTTAACAAGCTTGTCCCAGCGGCGGCGGAATATTTAATCGCTCTCTTTAACGCTATATCAAAATTAGTTTCACTTGCCCAATTACTTACCTCTTTGAGTGACTTATTCAATTTTGCATTATTTTGGCTTTCCTTTCCTGCATTTTTAAACATTGTTTTACCGCCCGCTACTTTGTTCGCAGTTCGGTCAACAAGTGCGGTTGCTATTCTAGTTGAGAAAATGCCCTTATCGGAACTATGAAAGTAAGGAACCCACCCGTCATACCACCAAAGCCAGTTTCTTACCCATCTACCCATAAAATCGTAATAATTCGTCCCAACCATTGCATAATACGCGGAACGGTTGACGAAAGAATAAGTATAGTATTGATTAAATGCGGAGGACTGTTGCCACTCCGCCATTTGGTCGGGTTTTATGTTTATCTTTTCAAAATCACTCATTTTAATTCCTCAAAATAGGTATTCTTTGGCGTTTCCCATAGGTTTTCGGGGTTGTAGTAATATGTGCATACCGCATAACGGAAAGCATCGCCGCAGTCGTTTGGTATATCGTTATCAAACTTCTTATTGCCCTCTTCCCATATCATGCTTTCTAGGTCTATGACAAGAGGGTGCGTTCCGCCCTCCCAGCGCCCTTTAATGTAGTTGTAATAGGCTCCTTCGGGGCTTGATAAGATATATATCACGTTCCGCCCTAAGGCATTGTTTACCGTGTCGGTAGTTTGCATTAAGTCTTTTTTTGTGTATTTTCTTACATTGTAGTTCTCATCTAAGTTGTATCGCAGCGACAACACAAGGTCGGCGGCAGCACTATCTATCGGCATATACATTTCAACGCCGTTTTCCTCAAAGCGGTATTTGTCTTGCATATCCCGCAAATAATGCTGTATGTAAGGGGTTAATAACTCGTTGGACAGTTGCCCATTCTCTTTCGGGTCGTGGTAGAAAATAGGAAGAACACAAGCCATTCCGTTGTCTAAGATTGCAAGAGGAATAATCGCCGTTGCGTCGTTTGTCGTAGCGCCGTCCCCACCCCAAATAACATAGCGGATAAAATGATTTCCATATTTTTTTGTGAAGTCCGCAGTTGATAAGTAATGCCTGTCCCGCTTAAATAATGGGAAAACCAGCCCTTCACTTCGCACCCATTTGCCCAAAATCCATTTATCAAAGTAGATTGTCCCCCTGTATTCATTTTCCAAATTACGCACAAATGCGGGGTCTAGGCGGGGGTTGTCATATAAAGTAAAGTGCTTTGTGTAAGTGTCTAAGGTCTTATTGTCAATGTGGCTTTTGACAAAATGGCTCGGCTGTTCAGGGTTACAAGTAGCATCGCATTTACTGTTGGCTTGGTCTAGCCGTGATTTAAGCATATTAAAAAAGTTTTCGGGGAAAGTCGTTAATTCATCGCAATAAGCATATCCCAGTCCTACCCCTTGTATTTTTGTTATCGCTCTGTCGTCATTCGCTCCTACGCAGTAACAACGTTTACCAAAAATATCTATCTCTTTCTTGTCGTAGATTTTACTTATAGCCTTATCCCCGAAAGTTTGGCGCATAAGGTCAAAGACATTTCGGTCAAGCGTGTTAAGTGTTTTGCCTGCAAATAGAACATTGTGTTTTGAGTGTTCTTTTATCCTTTGGGGGACAAGGTGTATAGAGGCAAAAGTTTTGCCCGACCTAACTGCGCCTGTAAGAATGTTCCACCGCTTATTTGCATTGAGCATTACATCTTTTTGTATGGGCGTGAAATAGTCCACTATTTTGCCCCCGTCGCAATAGCTCTTATGAGCTTGTCTAACTTCTCACTGTCTGCATCATCGGGTATGTAGTCTTTTTGTCCTAGCCATTGTTTGCCTAGCCAAATAGCCATTCCCGCATTTGTTTTTGCAAGATTAAACTGTATTCTTCTTAGCGACGCCTTCCCCCCCATTGCGTGTATTTTTATATACGCAGAAAAGGTTATTGAATATTTTTCCTTTATTCGTGCACTGACAGTATCTACACTGCACCCCATAACGGAGGCTATCTCCTCCGCCGTGCATTGGATTTTGCATAACTCTTCTATCTGCTCCCACTCTTTTTCGGAAAATAAAATCTTGTTGCTTAACTTTCTATTTTCGGGGTGGTTTCGCCTAAGCCAT